GCTTGGTCGTGATACGGTCACGAACCATGTCACCGTTAGCATTTCGGCCTGTTTCTCCATCGATATCTTGGATACCGACTTGAAAAGATTTGGGAGGCTTAACAGCCACCCCATTGATAATTAAGCGTGCCATTTTACCTCCCTTTAGATGTTAAGCAAGACTTGTCCTGCACGTTCTTGTTCTCGATTGATTTCTTGGATAGCCACACGTCCAAACTCGTGACCGCCGATTTGGATAACGATGTCACCGCTACCGCTGAATCCTCCAGATTGTGGCAATCCACCACCTAGAGCGTTTACGACCGCACCACCTACGATGCGCCCCATGGTCTGCAAGAATCCAGTGTTTTCAAGAGGCATAACCACCTCTTTACCAGCTTCACCAATCATGGCTACTGTCGGACTGTCGACGATACCACCACGAGCCAAGCGTGGGAGACTTATAGTCCCAACGCTACCGACCCATCCGAGACCTGGAAGACCTCTGATGGCATCCAAAACACCATTAATCATACCGATGAAGCCATTAACCACGTTTTCAATGGTGCCAAGAACCGCATTAACTGCACCTTTGAATGCTCCACCTACTGCGCTACCAACCATTTGGCCAGCGTTGACGAAGATGTTCTTAACCGTGGTCCACACGCCAGAGAAGAAGCTACCAATCGTGCTAAATGCGTTCTTGACCGCTTCAAATGCAGTCTTGAAGATGTTGCCGAACCAAGTCGCAACATTAGCAAGTGCAGCAGTCACATCGTTCCAGCGCTCACCGAACCAAGTGCCGATTGAAGAGAATATGTTTGTCAGCGCATTCCAAGCTTTCTGGAACATGTCCCCAAACCATTTAGCCACGTCAGCTAAAACAGTTGTAATGTCGTTCCAACGTTCTGCGAACCATTCACCAATCGGTGTGAAGATAGCCACGATACCATCCCAAATTGCTTGGAAGATTGCTACAATCGTGTCCCAGATAACTTTTAAAACCGCTACTGTTAAATCTAGCAAAGCTGTGAGAAGCGTTGATAGGATGTTCATGATAGCATCGCCTGTTTCGGTGAAACCATCAAAAATCTTACTCATATCACTCGTAAGAATACCAGTGATGATATCAAACACACCCTTAAGGAAGTCCGCTATGCCCCCAAGTATATCAGCGACTGTATTGAATAATACACGGAAGACTTCTCCGATATATTCAAGAGTTGGAGCCAGAACTCTTGTTAATTGCTCGACGATAAAACCAATCACAGGACCTACATAAGCGTTAATGACTTGTGACATTTCTTGGAAGCTAGCGACCATGTCCAAAATCTTTTGAACAAATGGTGAAATGTGCTTACCGATTGTGTCTGAGAAACCTTGACCGATTTTCTGGATGACTGGTTGAATATGATTGTTCCAGCCTTTTACAAATACGCTAACAAAACCAGATATGGCCTTAGTTGATGACTCAATCGATGGACGAATGTAATTATCATACACACGACTGATTGAGTCTGACAGGTCATTGATTGCTTTTTCCGCACTCTCGAAAACAGGAGCAATGGCAGATAGGGCATTTGAAAAAACCTCAGCAATACCAGGCATATTGTCTGTAACAATCTGTTCAATACCTTTTAGCAGGTCACCGCCGAGTTTGAAACCAATCTCCACGATGCTGGCTTGAATAGCTAAAACAGATGATACAATCGCACTTCCAATACGAACAGCGCCAGTCGATGTTATGACGTCATAGAAGGCATTTGCGAATGCCTGAGCGATGTTCCCAGCCGATGCAAACATATTGCCCGTATTCTCGAATTGAGCCACAAGCGAGCGAATAATACGCTCTTTTTGACGTCCTAGACCATTTGCTATACTTTCAGCAAGAAAGACACCAATACCAACTCCGACCGTACCGATAGAACCTGCAATTTGTCCTAGAGCATAAGCGATTTTTTCGGTCATGCCATTAAAGGCATTGACTACTCGTGGGTCAGTAGCGATTTCTTCAAGCGTCTTCTTAATTCGACCAATAGCACTTGTGATACGTTCGAGACCTTCAGCTCTGAATGCAGCAGAGAACCCTTTGCTAAATAGGTCAGATAGACCTTTCAGCTTATCTCCAAGGCCGTCAAAAATGCTCTTGAACTGGTTGTCCATGTCGGCGAGTGCAACTTCTGGCAAGATGTCTTTAAAAGGTCCGCTTCCGCCTTTACCTTTCTTACCTTTGCCTTTACCACCGCCACCAGAACCGCCAGAGCCTCCGTCGTCTGAATCGTCCTTCTTGTTTAATATCGTGATTTCATCAAATCCAGCTAAGCCAAGCAATTCTTTGACTGCTTTTTTAGCATTTTTAGCAGAGTCTCCTAGATTATCAGCTAGACCACCCGAAGCATCGTCAGCATCGCCCATGGCATCTGCGAGGTCTCCTGCGCCTCCTGCCGCATCTTGTAAGGCTCCGTTCATATCACCGACCGCACCAGCTACACCGTCTTTAACAGTCGCTTTCTTGTTGAACATCAACGCGATAAACTCAGCGAGTTTAGCTGTCACATTCTTCAATACCATAGCGAACGAGTTCAAGACTGGCATAATAGCATTGATAATCGGCAAGAATGCGTTACCTACGTTTAAGGCGGCATCCTTCAATAGTGATTTAAACAAGCTAATACGTCCATTGACCGACTGTGACAAGGTCGTGCCATACTTGGCAGTTGCCTGCTCCAAGATGGCCATTAAACGGATTTGCTGTTGAGTCTGATAGTCGAGTTGGTCCCAACTTTGACCATTTGCAAAGCGTTTGAACGCTTCAGTCGATTGAATCATGGCCACATTGACGTTGATTCCTAGATCCTCAATACTTTCCGTGTTACCAAGCAAACCAGAGCGAATACGCTCCATAACGTCTGTAATGCTGCGACCTGAACCTTCAGCTACTACTGCAGATGTTTGAAGCATCTTAGCAGTGTATGCGCTCAGCTTGTTCGAGTCCTTGATAAAGCCAGAAAATAGGTTTGAATACACCGCCCCGTATTTTGTCGCCTCACCAACACCCATGTTCATAGCGTTTGCGTTATCGTTGACCCATTTTAAGAATGTCTGTGAGCTCTCGCCCATTTGACGCTTGATTTGGTTAATCGATGCTGTGACTTCAAGAGCCATCTGCGTTGAGTACATGCCGACATCAAGCAACTTCTTGCCAAGATAGGCAAATCCAGCGAATTTAGCTAATTTACCAAACACACCTAGCATTGATCCAGACTGTGCCTTGATTTTGTCGGTTGATGACTGTACTTTGTTAGAGGCATCTTTGACCTTGTTCTCGACTTCTTTCATCTTGTTCTTGAAAGGTGCGATTTCAGCGTCAATCATAACCTTGAGCTCGTCAAGTGTAACTCCCATCTATTCTCCTTTCATTTTCATTTTTCGGTTGTGACTCTCAGCAAACATGCGCATGCGTTCTTTGTGCAATTTCAATTCTTGAGCCAATCTTGCTTGTTCGACCTGCTCTCGCTCTTTCTCAAAAAGTTCAGGAGCGTAATCCCAAACGTCAAGCGGTTTAGCATCTTTTGAAAGCAGCAAGGATACATTATTTGCTATCATCTGCGAAAGTCTGTAAGATTCAATGATTTTTTCTTTTTGCTTTTGGATATTGACACGATTATAGCTTTCAATCATTTCTCTGATTTCAAGCACCGTTAAATCCCAAAAATCGAGGGGCTTCCCCCCAATGTCCAAAAACATCGGATAAAACCCCTCAACCATTTCTTTTACTGATAATATAGCAGCCGATTCTACTCGACTACTTCCATTTTGGCTTTGGATTTCTTGGGAGCTTTCTTGTTTGTTTTCTCCCGTGGCATAAAACCCGATACTTGCAACATCGGCAAGATAACGTCTGCCATGAATGCTGCCTGGTCACCGCCATTGTCAACGTAGTCATCGTATAGGTCAGATACATCTTCAAATGAGAGTCCATGTTCGAATTTTTGAAGTGCACCATGAGTCAATAGCAACATGACTT